GGGCAGGTAGAGCAGGCTGTCCAGCGCACGGCCGTCGGCGGCGACCCCGGCCAGCGCCGACGGCACCACCCGGGACGCGCCCGGCGTGTAGTCCGGGGCCTCGCCGTCGGCCGTGACCACGGCGTCCGCGTACTGCTGGCCGGTGGCGGCGGCCTGGAGCTGTCCGGCCGTCAGGGCGCGGACCAGGGCCTGCCCGATGCCGCCCAGCCACGCGCCGGCCAGGTCGTCCGCGGCCGCGCCGAGCGCCGCCCACAGGCGATCCGTCGCCGCGGTGGCCTGGACGACGGCGCGGCGCTGGCTCGCCCCGTAGGCGGCGACCAGGTCCGGCAGCGTCGCGGTGTCAGCCATCGACGCCGCCCGCCTGCCAGCCGCTCACCGCCTGCTGCGCAGCCGGGGAGCCCGGCAGCGCGCCCGCCGCACCGCCGGGGGCGGTGGAGAGCGCGTTCAGGTCCGCCTGGGTGAGCCGGGTCAGCGCCGCCTCCTCCATCGCCTGCATACGGGCGATCTGCGCGGCCGAGTACCCCATGTCCTCCCAGCCCTGCTCACGCGGGATGACCCCCGCGACGATCAGCTTCGTGACGGCGTCGGCCTTCTGCGCGTAGGTGGGTGTCGCGGCGTCCCGCCACAGGGTTTCCATCCGGAACGCCTCCGGCGGCACGTCACCGTCGCGGATCAGCAGGGCGATCCGCATCGCCTGCTCCCAGTCGCCGCCGAGCGCGCGCTGGCGCCGCTCGGCCCGCTTGATCAGCCGGGCCTCGGCCGCCCGGATCGCGTCCGCCGAGGGCGGGCTGTCGGACGCCAGGCCGAGCATCGTCGGCGGCAGCCCGGACATTGCCGACACCATCCGCGCCAACGTGTTCAGCGTGTTGTGGAAGTTCGACAGGTCGGCCTCGGGGAACTGGCCGAACGTCACCTTGTCGTTGCGGCTGGCCCAGACCCGGCCGGCGATCCGCGACAGCGCGCTGACGACCCGGCCGGACGTGTCCTTGAAATCGTCGTCCGCCATCCCGGTAGCCCAGCGCCTCGGCATCGCGTGGAACTCGGCGCCCACCATCATGTCCGTGGCGATCTTGCACGCGGCATCCGACAGCGACACCACCGAGGTCAGCTCGGAGCGCCCCGACCGGTCCGCCAGCCGGGCCCGGTTGACCAGCGGCACCACCGGCACGACCCCGAGCCCGTGCTGGTCCCTGTCGCTTTCCTCCCACTTCGCGGCCGCGCTGGTGCGCTTGTAGGACACCGTGGCGTCCGGCAGGTACACGGTCGCGTTGAACTCGGTCGAGCCGTCCAGCTGGACGTCCTCCCACCGTTTCAGCGCGGCCAACACCTTGCGGGTGCGCGGGTCGCGCTCGGCGAACACCTGCAGGGCGCTCTCCGCGGTCACCACCGGAGGGTCGATACGCGAGTCCCCGGCGCCCGCGATGACGAACGCGCGGGACATCGCCAGGGCGTCCACGTGGGCGAGCTGCGATTCCTCGTCCAGGTCGTTGGGCTGCCAGATGTTGTCCCACAGGTCCCGGTCGGCGCTCTCCGCCCCGCCGAGCCGGAACCCCTCGACATCGAGGCGCTCGTCCAGGGCGTCCACCACCAGCTGCGGCCAGAACACCACGACCTGCCGCAGCCGGTCATCCAGTTCCATCAGCAGCTCGGGCGCCATGTACGACAGGGGCTGTCGCCCCTCGTAGTAGGCATCCCACAGCTGCAGCTGGGTCATCTGCCGGTCGTGGGCCTGGGCGAGGCGCTCCAGCCACCCCGCGGCGTCCAGGTCGGACAGAGCCATCAGCGCATCACCACCACACTGGAGTCGGGTTCGGTTCGGGCGAGGCCGGCGGCGATGGCGTCACCGGCCGCCTCATGAGCGAGGATCGAGATCACCGCCGAGTCGATCTTCTGCGTGTGCGAGGCCTTGCGGAGCAGGTAGCGGCCGCCCGGGCGGGCGGCCCGGCGGGCGTTGCCGACGTGCACCGAGGTGATCGGGCACCCGTCGTGCCGCAGGCCCGTGTCCGCCTTCGTGGCGTCGGTCAGCAGCCGCTCGGCGGCCGCGTGCATCTGCGTGGCCCGGTAGGTCGCCCAGCGGACCACCCGGTCCCCGTACCGGTCGGCCCACGCGTCGACCTCGCTCTCCCAATACGGCGGATCGCAGTACACCCGCACCACGTCGTAGCGGCGCATCAGCTCGTCCAGAGCCGCCGCCACCTCGAGCCGCGGCACCTGCCCGCCCCACTCGCCCGGGTTCCAGATCGTCGGCAGCCGCAGCGAGCTGTAGACCGGGGTGAACTGGTAGCCGTCCAGGGTCTCCGCACGGAAACCCGTCCAGTCGTCCAGGTCGGAGCCGTCGAACCCCAGGACGATCCGGGTCCCGTCCGGGACGGTGCGCGGCTCAGTGAGCAGGTCCCAGCGGGCCCGCTCCAGCCACGTCCCGGTGCCGGCCGTGATCCGGTTCCCGAAGAAGCGTTCCGCCTGGGCCAGGTCCGTCTCGGCGAGCTCGGCCGCCTCGGCCTCGATCGCCGCAAGGTCGACCCAGCCGCCCGGGCGCTTGGCCGAATCGCCGTAGACCGCACGGTGGATCCGCTGCCGGTCACGCTTCAGCTTGTAGTCGAGCCGGGCGTCCGCGAGCGTGTGGTCCCGGTAGATGTCGCGCACCCGCGACTCCGCGGTACGCTGCGCCACCGAATCCTCGGACGGGTCCCAGGCGTTGGTGGTCTCGATCGAGCGGCCGCCCATGCCGGCCAGGCCGCGGCGCTGGGTCTCCGCCACAGCCACCATGCCCGACTGCACCGTCCACAGCCCGGTTTCGTCCTGGACCACGAAGGTGACGCGCTGGCCGAGCCGGGTCCGGGCGCGGGAGGTGACCGGATCGATCCGGCCGCCGCCCGGCAGGTTGACCCTGGTGTCTCCGGTGTCCGGGATCAGGTCGGCCAGCGGGCCCAGCTCGATCATCGGCTGGAGCGCCGCGTAGACGTTGGCGGTCTGGTCCTCGCTGTTGGCGGCGATCTGGATCAACGGGGTCGGCCACGGCCGGCCCACCGGCTCACCGTCCGCATCCCACCCGTCGAACAGGACCGGCCCGACCGCCTCGGCGCAGATCAGCCCCGCCGAGAACGGCCCCTTGCCCCACTTCTGCGGCCGCACCAACTGCGACCGGCGGTAGGCGAACGCAGGTGCCCGCTGGCCCGGTTGGGCGCCCGGCCGCAGCCGGTAGTGGTGCGCGAGGAAGCGCCACATCTCGTCCGTCAGCCGGTACGGCTCACCCGCCCGGTCCCCGTCCGGGATGACACAGTGCTCCTCGATCCACTCCCCGACCAGCCAGCCCAGGCTGGGGAACTCGCCCGGGTAGTCAGGCCCCCGCCAGGCCATCGGGCACCTGGGCGGCCGGCAGCACCGAGAAGTCGACATCGCCGGAGAAGACGATGAGGCCGCCGATACCGAGCCGCTCCTTGAGCACATCGGCCACGGCCGCGATGTCCCCCATGAGGTCCGGACCCACGTTGGCCAGCACCAGGAAGTCTCCCGGGTCCAGCTTCACTACCTGCGCCATCACGACTCCCCTGTCCCTGCGTCCGGATCAACAACCCTCAGCCGCTGACGCGGTGTCCGCGCGGCCGGCGCCCGCTGCTGGCGCTGCTCGGCGACCTCGTCGTCCGCCACCTCCCAGCGCAGCCGCAGCATCGCCAGGGGGTTCAGCCCGAGCCGGTCCGCGAGCTGCCTGGCTTCCTTGGCGGCGTCCAGGTCGCCCTGCTCGGCCTTGGCCTTCCAGCGGACGTACTGGGCGACCTCCCGTGTCCAGTTCAGCCGCTCCCACGCCACGGCCTGCGGCGTGGCCCAGAGTTGGGCCCACAGCTCGGCCTCGACCCGCTCGGCCGCCTCCAGCTGCGCGGTCAGGATGTTGACCTCGGTCACGGCGGCGTCGTGCTTCTTCTGCGCTGCGGTGCGCGCCCGGCCGGTCAGGGCGGGCTCCAGCAGCTGCAGTTCCAGCTCGTCCGCCAGGCGCCGCGCGCCGTCGCGCCGCTCGAT